GTGGGATGCGTCTGGGCCCGCGACGGCTCACGTCTGCACCTCCACCAGCTGGCAGCGGCGGCGGATGGCGCCGTCGAGGGCCTGGCGGCACCGGGCGGCGAACAGCAGCGGATCGCGGGCCAGGATGGCCTCGGTCGCGCTGGCACGCCAGCCGATGCCGCCGGGCTCTTCGGGGTCGAGGGCCAGCCACCAGCCGCACTCATGGCGCAGGGCCCATGTGCTGGTGCTCATGGCTGATGCTCCGCGATCAGCCGGCGTATGGTGGCAAGGCGGTCGCGGCTGGTGATCGACTTGACGAACGGGGTCCGGCCGATGGCGTGCTCGGCCTTGTAGGCGGCCAGGATCGCTTTCAGGCTGTCGGGCGCGGCCAGGTTGATGGCGTCGAGGTCGCTGAGCACCTCCTCCACCTCCTGCTCGGTTGGGGGCGCGTCGTCCGTGTCGGTCACGTCCGGCTGCTCTGCTGGCTCCGGGGCCGCGGGCATGGGGCAGGCCGGCTCGGGCTTAGGGGCTGGGGCCTCGGTCACTTCCACCGGGGCAGGCTCCACGGCCTGCGACTGCGCAGGAGCAGACGGGGCGGGCGCACGAACGCCCAGAACGAGGGCGGTCAGCTCGTCGGGCAGCAGGGCCAGGTCGCCGCTGTCGATGCGGGCCGGGCCGCTGTCGAGGCTGCCGCCTTCGCAATGCACCAGCACGGCGCGGAGGAAGTCGCCGTCGTACCGCTCTAGCTGGTGGTAGACGGCCAGGCCGAAGGCGCCGGGATGCACCAGGGCCTCGCCTGCTGCGGCGTGCTGGTACTGGGCCAGGGCGCGGTAGAGGGCGGCCTGGCGGGCTTCGTAGTTGGCTAGGTCTGGGGGTGTCAGTGCCGGACGTGCCGGCTCGGGATCAAGTGGCATGACATCAAGGCGCGGCGCCGTTGGCCGCGTTCCTTTGATCTTAAGCTCTAAGGATCCTTTTGCAAAGCAGCAGGATTGATCTATGGTGGTGGGGTCGAGGGGAGCCAGGCGCAGCCGCCCCCGGAACACCGTCCCACCATCGCCCGGCACTGGCCGGAGGGAATCATGCCCGCAACCTGCATCGCCGCCTGGGCCGTCGCCCTGCTGCTGCTCCCGCTGATCGTCCTGGCCTGGGCCATGGAGACCCGCCAGCAGCGGGCCCGGCGCTGGCGCCGTGACGGCCTCACGCAACAGGCCATCGCCAACCGGCTCGGCTGCAGCCGCTCCACCGTCCGCCGGTTGCTGATGGCGTGAAGGGTTGAGGCCTGCCCAAGGGGAACGCCCTGGGGCTTGCCGTCGGCCTCCGCGGCGGACCCTTGGATCGATCAAAGAAACGACAGGGCCAGCCTAGAAAAATCCCCCGGGCTACTACCACCGAGGGATGGCGTCTCATCGCTCACTCCATGCGGAGCACTCTCACGCTACGCAGGCTGAGAACTCCGCACCAGTGCCCGGGCCGCGGCCATCCGCTGCCGGTTCACCTCACGCCCGGCTGGGGACCGCTTCCAGCAGTGCGAGCACAGGGGAGCAGTGCGCCGCGACCGCACCAGTCGGGCGCAGCCTGAGCACGGCTGGGGGGCGTCGGGATCGGGCAGCCCCCGCAGGCGGGCCCGGTAGCGGCGCGTGCGCGCGGTGCTCGAGTCGGCGGTCATGGGGTGCTGTGCGTGGGTGGGCTGCAGGCGGGCCTGTGACGGGCCCTGTCCAGGGTGACGGTCTAGGACACGGGGCGCCGTGGCTCGGCCCCGTGCTGGGGCACGCAGGCGCCGTTCAGGCGTCCTGCTCCAGGGCGGCCAGCTGGCGGTCCAGCGCGCGCTGCTGGCGCTCGATCCGGTCCAGCTCGACGGCGTGGTGCTGGGCCACCAGCTGCAGGTCAGCCAGCCGCATGGCCGTGGTGCCGGTGCTGCGCAGCAGCACGTCCACGCGCGCGTCCTGCTCGACGCCCGCTGCCAGCAGCGCGTCGATCTCCGCCTCCAGGGCGGCCAGGTCGGTGGTGGTGGTGTCAGGCATGGCGCCCTCCGGGTGGCGGTCTGTGGCGGGCGTCAGACGACGCCCTCGGTGGCCATGGCGTTGGCCATGGCGAGCAGCACGCCGTGGGCGCGGCTCAGGTCCCGCTGGACGTGCAGCGGGAGGTGCATCCACACGTCGGTGGACTGCAGCGCCTCCAGGGCGCGGATGCCGTCACAGGCGGCCTCGTCGGCGGCCTCGCGGTCATCGGTCCTCCAGTCGTCCATGGGTGGGTGGTGCGTGGGGCTCCTCCACTGTGCACCACATCGTCACCAGATGGACGGGGCGGGCTGCTGGTACTGCTGTACTCAGATTGACCAGACCCGTTGCGGCGCAGTCGTTCTGGCCCCGCAGTGCCAGTGACAAAGTGGCACACATAAGAACGAACTGGCACACTCCACGCACACGGGTCGGGTCTCAACTGGCACATGCTGGCCCGGATTCGGTATCGACTCGGCACAGAATAGATTCCACAGGTACAGGCGCACTACAGCTCAAATACATTGCGCCGCAAGGGATCTGCTCAAAACAGTACGGGCATACTTGTGGAGAACCGTCCGCGCGGCACTGTCACACTCACCCGCTTCACATCACGACACAAACTCAGAGAATCAGTGATTCTCAACAGCTAACCCGCCGCGCTGCAACGGGTCTGGGTGATAAGTGATACGGCTGAACCAATCAAGCGCCCCTCACCACAACCTGGGCCAGCTGATCGCCCACCAGGGCCGCCGCGGTCGCGGCCGGCGCACCAGCTCCAGCTCACACTCCAGCGCCATCACCCGGGCCGCGGCCTGCTGGATGATCGATCCCTGCAGCGCGTTCTGACGCAGCAAGCTGGCGGCCAAGGCGGCCACCGCGTGGGGCTCGCTGGTGGCGGCGTCCTCCAGGTTCAGCTCAGCCCGGCGCAGCTCGAAGTCCTGCGTGGGCGTCAGCGATGGCACCATCCATTCACCCCAGCCCATGGCGACCGCAGCAGGATCCCGCCAGTCTGTGTCTGCTGAGGCTGAGGCGCCAGTTCGTGATGGACGCTCCCACCATTCAGGTCGTGATCGTTGACGGGCGGCCCATGTTCGAGGTCTGCGGCCTGGGCCTCGTCAGCCGGCACCAGCAGCTGGAGCAGGCCCAGCTGCGTTGGCACTGCCTCGCCACCGCTGCGGGGTACGACGGGCCGGCGCCGGTGCTGGGGCGTCAGGCGTAGTCCCACCGCACCCGCGGCGCGCCCTGGCGCTTGCCGATGTGGATGAAATTCGGCGCCCCGTAGCCGAGCGAATAGGGCCAGGCCCGCTCGGCCCATTGCTGCAGCTCCAGCACCGGCACGCCCTCCAGATAGAAGTCGATCGCCCCGATCCCAGGCGCGTTGTAGAGATGTTCGCTGTTGCGGGCACCGCCCACGGCGGCGTTGACGGCTGGCGGCCGGTAGGCGCTGGTCACGACCACCGGCTTGCCGCCGAACGCGGCCCGGGCCTTCTCGGCGAACACGCAGAGCTCCAGTGCCATGTCGCACTGGTATTGGTGCTGGAACCGGCGGGACTCCTCGCCCAGCGTCAGCTCCCCGTAGGTGATGTGGGGCGTGACCCGGAAGCTGAACGGCGCGCCCGGGGTGAACTTCGGGGCGGCCCCGCCGGTGAACAGCGCCACCTCGGCCTGACGGCGGCGCGTCAACCCGGCCAGGGGCTTGCCGTCCGCCTTGTCCCAGCGAGGCAGCTCCTCACGCACCACGGTGGCGGGATCCTCGCCGGCGAGCAGGCGCCTGCGGAGGGTGGACTCCTCCACCGCCCCCAGGCCCACATTGAAGGCCCACGACACCAGCGCCGCCTGCTGCTCGGGGCGCCACTTCTTCGCCAGCGGCAGCAGCGCGAACACGCCAGGGCCGAACAGCTCCAGCAGCTCGCGGCGCAGCAGGCCCTCGGCCTCCACCGTGGTGAGCGTGTCGCCCTCGCGGACCGGCTCGCCGTTCAGCCTGGTGCTGCCGTAGCCGATTGTCCACACACCCACCGGGTCGCGGTAGGCCGTGAGCGACAGGCCCTCGAACGACTGGATCAGCTTGGTGGCCGGTGCCAGCCAGGCATCATCCGCCTGCAGGCCCGACTGGCTCCAGACGCTGAACCACGGCCGGTCGCGGCGCATGGCGGCCTCGTAGCCGTTGCGCTGCAGATCGTCCTCGAGCTCAATAATCGCCGCGGCCTGGTGGGGCAGGTTGCGCCAGTAGCGGAACAGCTGGCCCAGAGTGATGGGGGCGTGATTGGTCATCGCTTGCTCAGCGGCACCGCAGCCGCCACCACGTCGAACAGTGCGCCGATCACCTGAATGTCAGACGCGGTGGGTTGGATGCCGGTGGCGCGCTTCACCGCCTGAACGATCAGGCCCTCCACCACGACCGGCGGCGCACCGGCCGCCAGGGACTCGGGGATAGTGGCGTCGGTTTCGGCGAAGATCGCGGCCAGCTGGCGCCGCAGCTGCGGGCGCAACGTGCGGACCAGCAGGGCCCGCGCGATGCGAATCGCCAGGGGCTGGAATCGTTGGAGCTTCATGGGTTGTTCCTCGGGGATTGAACGGCCAGGCCCAGCGCCGTGGTGGCGGCACCGCTCCACGCCTGCAGGGCGTCGCCTTTCGACTGCCGGCAGCCCTGGCCACCACCACCGGCCAGGCACAGGCCCCAGTCGGCGGTGGCGACCGCTGCGCTGCCGAGCAGGGCCAGGCCGGCGAACACCAGCACCCCACCCAGCAGTCGGGCCGGTGTCATCGCCGCGGCCCTTGCGTCTGCTGTTGATGCGGCTGCTCCAGCGCCTGCAGCGACTGGCGGGCGATTGGCACCACGATGGGCGAAAGGAAGGTGGCCGCCAGCAGCACCCCAGCCCAGCGCGACATCGCCGCTTCAATGGAGCGGATGCGGTTGTCGATAGCGTTCACCTCCTCACGCGTGGCGCTGTGCTGCTCCAGCGCACGGATTAGGGCGAAGGCTGCCGAGATGTCCTCTCGCTTTTGGGCCATGAGGGCAGTCAGGGCGGCAACGTTGCCCTTCAACTCCCCGATCCGCTCCAGGATCTCTCCGTGGGTTGGCTCAGTGGGAGGCATCGCCCAGTCGTTGGCGGATGCACTCAGTCTACGAACGCGCAGGGGCGCGTCAAAGGTCGAGCAGGGAGCCCAGCTCTGGCCCCACGCACTCGAGGGGCACTGTCACGTCGTAGAACCCGCCGGGCTTGCCGGCCTCCTCTGGCGGGGCGCTGTATTTCCAGCGGTAGGTGGCGGGCACCAGATCCTCGGGATCGTCGAAGCCCTGCCAGATCACGTCAGGCAGCAGGAATGAGAGGTAGCCGCCCTCTTGCTCCACGTAGTGATCGCGGATCAGCTGGAGCTCTGCATCCGGCAGGTCGGCATAAAACAGCTCTAGCGCGTGGCCGATGGGCGTGCTGCTGTGCGTGAACCGCACCGCGCTGCCGGCGAAGGCCTGGGCCTGCGACATGGAGAACACCCCCATGGCGTAGGTGCGGCCGGTGGGCTCGATCGCGGGGAAAGCAGCAGTCACCGGCTCAGTTCTGGTAGGTCAGGATCGTGTCGGCCACCACAAAGGTGGAGGCGGTCAGCGTCACGTCAGCGCCGAAGTCGTTCACGCCCACCAGCTCATCGGCTGAGCTGGCACCGCCGCGGCTCTTGTAATAGATCGCCTTTCGCGCCGTGCCGGTAAAGCCTGTCCAGTTGACCGACTGGAAGGTCACCGTCACACGGTCGGTTGCTGTGTCCTTGGCGACCGCCACGGTGCAGGCCTTCCCGCCTGTGGTGTAGCCAGTGGCTGTGATCTCGTTCGTGATGTCGCTGCGCTTCGTGTGCGTGTCCTTGTTTTCGGTATAGCTGGAGGTCACCAGCATCACGTAAAAGGTATCCGTGTCGAAGTCGATCGCGCCTTTCGCCGCGTCCTCGATGCAGGATGTGTAGGCGAAGGATGCCACGATCTTGGCCTGCGAAGTCCTAGGACCAGTCTACGAACTAGGCGGGAACAGGAACAGGGGCGGGTCGAAGTCCACCACGGCCGGCAGCCAGAGGGTTGTACTGGCGTTGGCGTCAGACGCAGCGCCGGGGGTCCAGGTGACGCCCACCGCCCAGACGGCGCTGACGGTCGGCTCAACACCAGGCGTCCAGCTGGTGGTGACGCTCCACGCCGCGCCGGGCGCCTCGGCATAGGCCGCGCCTGGCGTCCAGCCGATTGCCACCACCGGCCAAAGCAGTGGGGCGGATGCCTTACCAGGGGCCCATGTCATGCGCACCCGCCAGCGCGCGCCACCTGCAATGGTGGTCTCCGGGGGCACGCACTCGAGCGCCACCTCGACGTTGTGGCGGTTCAGAGGCGTGCTGCTGTCGATCGCCACGTCGACCACCCGCGGCGGCTCGGCGTAGCGCCAGGCGTAGCCGGCCAGGTCGACCGTGCTGGTGTCGGCCACGTCGAGCAGCAGGTCGGCCGGAATCTCAAACGGCAGGAACCCGCCCAGCTGGTCGGCGTAGTGCTGCTGGATGTCGAGCTTCTCGGCCCGTGTCAGCAGGCCGAACGTCAGCCGCAGCTGGCCGCCCACCACGGCGTTGGAATGGCGCACCCGCGCTTGGCGTCCGTTGTAGACGCTATGGGGCGTGTGAGGGTAGATCCCTGGGGTGAAGGTGCGGCCGACCGGGACCAGGGAGGGGAACACTGCCATGGGTCACTCCGTCCGGGTTGCCGACTGTATGGTGATTTGCTCCGGCGAATAGTCCGAATCAAGAGAGAACTCGGAACTGTCCCACGTTCTGATTGACAGCGGGAATCCTGTATCACCGTTGCGGCGATAGCTGGCGCCGATTGTCGCACCGTTGCCAATCCGTGTGACCACAAAAACATCAGCCCTGTATAGCGACGTATCACCGCTTCCCCCGCCAGACGCTGCGCCCGCATACATGTCGGTTAGGTCTGATGTACCGATAACGTTCGTGACGGTAACAGTACGGGCTGTGCTGTCAGCTGGCCCGCTCCCCTCGATGGTTGCCCGATAGGCAGAGAACCTAAAGACCACCGTAAATTTCATTACGCTCCACTTATTCCAGTCGAACTCAAATGGCACTCCGTCCGGCTGGTTGGCGATTGCCTCGTTGATCTTGGCTAGCTGGATTGCGGGCAGGCTTTCACCCACGGCAATGTTCTGGGGAGGGCCGGTTACGTCGATGGGCTCCTGGGCGTCGTTGTTGTCCTCGCCCTCGCTGCTGCCATTGCCTGGCGATCCCTCGCCGCCGCCGCCCACGCTGCCGCCATCCTCGACCGGCACATCGGGGAAGTCGCCGCCGCTGAACGGATCGCCCCCGGCCTCCAGCCCGCCGCCGCTGCCGTATTCCTCGAGGAAGTCCACCGGGTCAAGGGTGTCATCCTCTGGCACCGTCTCATCGTCGGCGCTGTTCACGTCGCAGGTCACGGCGTCAGCCTTGCCGGTTGGCAGCAGCACGCCGCTGGCGGTTGCGGCTACCACGTCGAGGGCCACCAGGCTGCGGCCGGTGGAATCCACGGGAAAATGCACCAGATCGAAACTCAGCTCGCCGTTTCGCGCCTTACCGATCCGGTCGATTTCGTAGAGGTAATTGTGCTCACCCGCCGCGGCGGATGATGCCGTGCGCTGCAGCCGCACCTGAACGATGTCGCCGCGGCTGAGCTGCTGGTTGGTTTCGCTGGGCCTGGCGCGGATGCGCAGGGTGTGGGTCACGTAGCGGCGGCGGGCCAGGATGTAGGCGCCGACCCTGACGGCGTGTAGCTCGCTGGTTGCGAAGGCGCTCAAATCGTGCTGCTCATAGGGGCCATCAGCGGCCGTCGCCACGTAACGAACCTCCGTGGTGCGGACCAGCCCCAGATCATCTTCTGGCTGTTGCCGCCACACCATCAGCAGGCATACCGGCTTACGGTCCGCCAGCGGCACCCAGCTGATCTCGAAGCTGTCGGGAATCACCCGCGACTCGTCAAACAGCGTCGCCGGAGTGATGGTGCCGGTGTCGATCGCATTGCCCACGGTGGTGGGGAGCAGCGGGCGAAGGCCGATCTTCCCGTTGCGCTTCGACTTGTCGAGCAGCATGTAGCGGGCATGGGCCGCCAGGAAGTCCTCGAGGTTCGAGCTCTCGCGGATCCATGCGTTGAAGCGCAGCCCGGTGTTGTCGGTGAAGGCTGCCGCGGCCTCCAGGGCGTCGGTGTCGATCAACGCCGCGGGAACCCGGCTGGTCTGCTGGATCAGCCAGAGCACCAGATCAGCGAAGTTGTCAGACGGCCCGTAGACCGAATCGAGCAGCCGCGTCACCTTCATTCCGCCCCGCACGAACAGGTGAACCTGCCGGTCCCAGCGCGTGTCATCGGCCGGGGCCGTGATCTGGAATGAAGCGGTTGTCAGCCCTTCGTAGCTGCCGCCTGTCCCGCAGTAATAGGACGCCTCAGGCTTCGGCAGCCCCACCCGCTCAACAATGAAGTTCCCCGGCGTCCACGTGCCAGCGCGCAGCTCGAAGGCCTGAGAGAACGAACCAACCCGGCACGAACGCTGGAACACGTCGCGCACCTGGATGCCCTCCAGCTCGCCCTCACTGAGCACCAGCCGGTAATAGGCGGTGACTTCGTTGGTGACGCTGTTCTCGAAGCGGCACTCAGCCGCGCCGGGGCTGATCAGCACGCCGCCGGTCCCATCGTCACGCCTGCGCCCGAACACCACGGGCACCGGCTCGCCGATGGTGATGGACCGATGGGCGCTGTCGAGGTCATCGGCACCAGCAGCAGCGCCCGCTGTGAGGGGCGCACCGATCTGGCCCTGCTGGTAGAGCAGCAGCTCGAGGGGGTCGGCTCCAACAATGCTCATAGCTTGCACGGCACGCCCACCAGGCGCGTGGTGAAGGTTCTGGGCGGCACCTGGGCGCCGATGGGGCTGAGGCTGCTGCCGAGCTCCAGCGTGATGGTGGCGAAGCTGCCGCCGGCCCCCACCACCTCGCCCAGATAGCTGGCGATCAGGGGCTGTCCGGCCTGGGGGGCGTCGTTTCCCTCCAGCGTGTCGAACTCGAACACTTTCAACTCAGCCAGCCAGGCATTGCGGAGGGCCTGCTCCACCTCCTGCACCACCGTGGCGGTGGCAGGGAGGGTGATGGCCACGCCGCCCTCGTCGCCGGTCTGACCTTCGGTGTAGCCGTCAGCGTCGAAGGGGAGGAAGCTCCACGTGCCGCCGTCGAGCACCACGCTGGCGTTGGCGTAGTAGTTCTGCCAGCGGTCGTAGGTGGTGCTGCCGCTGTAGAGCCTCAGGAATTGGGATTGGCCGCGTGCCATCAGCGCACCCCCAGGGCGTAGCGTCCGCCCGGCGTGCGCAGCTGCCGCACCGTATCGGCAACGCCCTGACGCACCAGGCGCTCGACTTCCTCGAGGGCCACGGCGCGGGTTCCATCGGCCTGCTGCATCACAGGGCCGGTGGTGAGATTGACGGTCACAGGGCCGCCGGCCGCGGCCGTGCTGCTGCTGCCGGCGCGCGTGGGGATGGCAGCGGCGCCGCGGGCACCGGCCAGGTAGTTGGAGGCGAACGCTGCCGCCTTCCGCTCAGGCACCACGTACTCGCTGCCGGCCTCGCCGATCAGGCCCAGGGTGGGCCCGGTCACGTAGCCGCCCTGGGCGAACGCGGGCACCTTCACCTCGCCGAGCTTGCCGAATGTCGACATTCCCAGGGCGCTGCGGACCCGGTTGATCCCGTCGATCAGGTTGTTGATCAGGCGGATAATGCCGTTGATCACGTTCGCCCCCCACTGGAGCAGGCCGCGCAGGGCTGCCTTACCGGTGTTGACCACGAACGTGAAAGCCTTCGTGATCGGGTCGACGAACAGCCGGCGGAACGTGTCGCCGATCGCCTGGAAAATGCCGGTGATCCACTTGGAGAACCCGCCCCAGGCGTCCTGTAGCGACTTGATCAGCAGGCCGCCCACCACCTGCAGGCCCTCCCACAGCTTCACGTAGGGCTCGACGAACACCTGATAGGCCAGCTCCAGCATGGTGGCGAAGGCATTACCCACGGCCTCTGTCAGGGCCTCGAGCACCGGGGCGGCCAGCTCCACCAGGCCATCCCAGATCCCGATCCAGAACGCCCGGATGGGTTCGCCCCACTCCCACAGGGATTCGACCCAGCCGGCAATCAGCTGGCCAATCCCCTGGAAGAACTCAGCGATCTTGTCGCGGAACACGAAAATCGCCACGGCCGCCGCCACCAGGGCCGCCACCAGCAGCACCGGCCAGGAGATCAACGCGCCGGCCGCGGCCAGGAATCCGCCGATTGCTGAGCCAACTGCCGTAAGGGCCGGCACCACGGCGCCCAGGGCACCGGCCACCGCGGGCAATGCGCCGGCCAGGCCGCCGAGCAAGCTCACCACCGACATGATGATCGGGGCCAATGCGGCGAGGCCAATCGCCAGGATTCCCAGTATCCCGATTGCCTGCTGGAGCGGTTCGGGCAGTTTCCCAAACCCATCCACCAATGCCACAACGAACCCGGTTAACGCTGTGATTGCCGGCAGCAGCGCCTCGCCCAGCTTGGCCCCGACGCCCGCCAGCTTGGCCTGCAGCTCTGCCATCTTGTCGTTCGCTGCGTCGGCCCCCTTCGCGAACTTCGTCGTCATCGTCGCGGTTAGGCTCTCGATTGATGCCCGGCCACCATTCAGCAGCGGGATCATGTCGGCGCCAGCCTTGCCGAATAGATCCATCGCCGCAGCAGTCTTGGCCGCGCCATCTGGCATGGCCTTGAACTTGTCGGCAACGCGCAGCATGATCTCGTCAGCGCTCAGCATGTTGCCTCTGGCATCCTTCGCGCTGATGCCAAGCGCGCGCAGGCCATCGGCCGCCGGCCCCTTGCCCTCGGTTGCCAGCTGACCCAGGCCGCGGTTCAGCTTGATCAGGGCCTTCCCTACTGCGTCGATGTTGGTTCCGCCTGCGTTGGCGGCCTGCTGCAGCTTGCTGAGGGTCTCGACACTGGCCCCGGTTTTCTGGGCCAGGTCGTTCATGTTGTCGGCGGCGTTGACGGCTCCCTGCCCCATGGCGATCAGCCCAGCGCCAGACAGCAAAGGGGCAAGGGTGCTGAACGCACCACCCAGGCCACCCATGCCGGCCGCGCTGGTGAGCGCCTTAAGCCCGCCGCTGGCTGCCGCGGCTTTGCTCTGGATCCCACCGATGGCTTTACCCAAGCCAGCCACGGCGCCCTCGCCCTGGACGTTCGCGCGGATGTTCAGCAGTGCGGAGAGGGTGGTGGCCATCAGCTCGCCCTCTGCCGCTCTGCGGCTTCATAGATCAGCTCCAGCGCCCGCCGTTCCATCGTCTGCACTTCCTCGAGGATCTCGCGCATCTGAGCCTCAGCAGGCAGATACAGGCTAGCGAGGCTCAGAACCGCCGAATAGTCCAGGCCGGACACGCCAGCCGGCGCCACGGCTGACGGCTCACCCATCCGCCACTGCGTTGCGCAGCGCAGGAACAGCTCGACCACCTGCAGGTTCTCAGGCCACACCGCATAGTCGCGCACCCGCAGCTTCTCCGGTGGGAGCTCCATCCCGAACGCCTTCGCGTCCTGGATCATCTGCGGATCTGGCTGGCCGCCGCCGGTAAACCAATAGTCGACGGCCCCGGTTAGTTTTTTGCCTTCGCCCCGGGGATGCTGGCCTGCCAGGCCTGCAGGATCGCTTCCGCCACGTCGGGCACGTTGAGCAGCTGCGCCTTTGTGGCCTCGCTGTAGGGCACTTCCTCGGCGCCCTTGCCTTCGCTGGTGAGGATGCCGGACCAGCCGACCACCAGCTCCTGGGCGATGCTGCGGGGTGTCAACAGCTCGCCCTCAAAGTCGCCGGCCTCGACCCGGTTCTGCTGTGCGGCCAGCTGGCGGCCCAGTTCTTCGCGGCGCTCCTGCGACACGCGCAGAAACTCCACGTCGAAGGCATAGGACCGGAACCGGCCGCCGTCTTGGGGAACCTTGACCGTTACCGGCCAGGAGTAGGAATCAGAGAGGTCTAGAACGAACGCCATCAGGTGAAGGTGAAGGAATGGTCGTCATAGCCGTCACCAGCCGTGGGGATCGGCATGAACGGCAGTTTCAGCAGCTCCACGCCATCGCCGTCGTCGTACTCAGGATCCCCCAGGCTGTTGCTGCTGGCGCTGAACGCCACGATGTTGCCGGCGGTGGCACCGTGAGTCCAGCTGATGGCGCCCAGGGTCTGAGCAGTCGCGGCGCTGAAATAATTCTTCTGCGCAATTGTAGGCGACTCGATTACGACTTCGCCCTCGGGTTTCCTCTCGGTATCAATCCTGATTTGCTTCGTGCAGCCCGCCCGCTGGTGCAGCTTGGGAGACCGGCCAGCCTTGAGGCTGAACGACTCCATGCACGCGCTGTAGCTGAACACCGACACCGGGGTGGTGTTGTCGGCGTTCACCACCAGGGGATCAGCCTGATCGGCAAAAGTGAGCGAAGGGTTGGCCGTGTCCGTGGGCGCGGTGTAGAACCCCATGCCGTCGAACTTGCCCACCGGGATCTCGCCCGTTTTCAGCTCGATTGACAGCTCCCCGCGGACACCTGAGAGGATGTGCCGCTTGCCGCCGTGGTGGACGTTGAGTGTCAGGCCCTCGAACCCGGTCCCGATCGGCTCGTAGGTGACAGAGGTCGACGCCACGATGGTCTCGCCGTAACCCGCGGCTCGGAAGAAAAGCCCGGTCTTGGGCGCAGTCCCAGCCGCACCGCTGCCAGTCAGCTCGAAGCTGAACGACACCGCCGCCAGCTTCTGGCTCACCGTCCGCGGCCGGTTGCCGGCGTAGGGGTAGAGCAGATCCCTGTCGATCAGCTCCATCTGCAGCGGTGACAGCTGCAGATCATTTCCGATCCGCACCACGTCGGAACCCGTCAAGGTCTCCGGGGTGCCGTAGGTGCTTTCAGCCTTGGCCAGCACCAGCCGGTTAAACGTCGTCGGCATTGGTCAGCACCTCAGGGGAGAGGGTAGGGGCAGCCGGTTCTGCAGCGGCCTGAGCAGGCACCCAGGCCCAGGCCTTGGGGTCGAGCACGTAGCTGCCGCCGGTCCTGGGCCGGGGTGGCAGCGGCTTGGGGGTGGCCTTGCTCACGCTGCGTAGGCGTAGAACTGGCCCCATGCTACCGGGGCTGGCAGCCGTTGCTATGCGATCACCCGGGGCAGCGCTTGGGTCAGCGCAAATAGGCGCCGGTTCAGCAGCAGCAGATCAACCGCCTCCCCCACCGAATAGAACGCTAGGCGAGAATCGTCGAAGTCTTGGCCGGCCGTTCCATTGAACGAGGCGAACACGCCCAGGTTGCCGCTTGATGGCGCGGTTGATGTTGAGGATACGGTCGTACTTCCTCCAGAGTTGTGTAATGTTACCTGAGAAGAACTTGCACGCGAAGCGCCAATCAGGCCCGGCGCGAAACGGGCAGCGCCAGCGGAAACGATGGTCCCAGTCGTTTGGCACCTGAATGAAGCGTTGCCGCTGTTGACGCTGGTCCCTGCGATGATCAGCTTCTCGTTGGTGCCGCCAATCTGCCCACCCAGCATGATTTTGTTGGTTGCGGTTGTAGCCCCAACTGACGTGGCATACACCGCAACATGGCAGCTGTTCTGCGGGTCTGCGTTGTTGTTGCGGTTGGTGTTCAGGTACTTGCTGCTGCCGTTGCCTAGCAGTCCCGTTGTCCTGCTGTAGTCACCGGCCACGAAATTGTTGTTGGTTGGCGCGCTGCCGACCAGGGGCGTCAAGGCGCCGGCCAGCGTCCTGGCGCCCACCATCAGGCAGGATGCTTTTATCGGCGTCCATGTTGAGTCAGCCTTGCAACCACGCACGAACAGATCAATCAGCACCCGCACCCGATCCTCCAGCGGGTAGTTGTCTGCGGCTTCCACCCGCCTGATGTAGTCCCACGCATCAGCATCGAACAGGTTCTGTGGGCGGCTGTTGCTAAGCCGCACCAGCCCTTGGCCGCGCGCCACGTAGGCGGCTTCTCTGAACGCAGTCCGGCGAACTCCTGCCATGATTAAACGTCCTTCGTACCGTGGATCATCACGGTGACTTTTGAGGCTGTGGTCGTAGTGGCAAAAATCGCATCGTTCGTGTCGCTCAGAACGATGCCATCGGCCGGGGCCTCAAACACAAACGTCTCCAGGCTGGCAAGGCTGATTTCGAGGAACTGATTCGACACGCCAGCCGTGCCCAAACTGCCGACAGAATCGGGCACGTTGTAGAGCTTCACCGTCTCGGCGGTGGTGTTGCCGTTGAACAGCGTGAAGCCTGCGATGAATGTTTTCGTGCTGGCGGGGTTCGCGTAGATCGAGCCGGCCGAGCTCGCCACGTACTGAATGTCCGCCAGTTTGCCGCGTGAAATAGCCATGGCCTCAGCTCGTTAGGTCAGTGGTAGAGGTCCGGTAGCGGACCGAATAGGGGCACGTGACCCAGCCGGCCGCGGCGTCCGCCTGCTCCCGCTGGTGCTGCACCGTCCCTGGCCACACGTCGAGGGCCAGGCCCCCCAGCGTCTGATCCGCCATCAGCAGGCTGTGGACGCTGGCCACGATCGGCGCCGCCAGCTGGTCAGGGATCGCCCCCCGCGTGTGGATCTGCACCAGCACGTCGAGGCGCCAGTCGATTCGACACGTGCTGATGGGCTCTGACGCGGGAACGTCGTTCCCGGGCTCGATCACGATGGCCGGCGCTTCATTGCGGGCGAAGGCCTCCACGCGGCTGCGATAGACCCGGCCGCTCACGCCCGTGGTGCTGGCCAGGGCCGTTGCCACCGCCGCCAGGATTCGCTCGCGCTTGATGTCGGTCATGGGGCCACCGGCCGCTCGTAGCTCAGCAACGCCGCAACACGGTCAGCTTCCAGCAGCTCAGCGTCCACCAGCTGCTGCAGCCCCGGCTCCAGGCGCGGATCGTCGAAGTTGACCACAGGCTCAGCCAGCAGCGTTGCCAGCAGGCCGGCGACAGTGGCATCGGTCTCGGCAGCGGCGAGGATGCCCGAGTACTCAGCTGGGGTGAAGCGAGCGATGAAGGCGGCAGAGGTGATGACGCCTACTTTGAAGAGGTCGGCGTAGCTTTTGCCTTGCGCCTCCAGTAGCTCCAGGGCGAGGGCTTCGGCGGTGGTGCCGTTGCGGTTGGCGGCCTCGATGAAGCCGTCGATGAAGCGGGGGTGGTCGAGGGTGATGGTGAGGGTCATGGCGGTCAAGTAGAGATGAGGCCGAGATCCCGCATCCGGGACAGCAGCAGGTTGAGTTGGGTGATGACGCTGGCAGCATCCGTCGCATCAGCCACGGCCGCCGGCTGCACCACCGGAGCCTTGTTGTAAAAGCCCAGCTTCTGCGTGGTGGCGGTGCCGATCTTGGTGCCGGTGCTGGTGCCCACGGCAATGTCGTTGGCGTCAGCAATGGTTATCCCGCCGCCGCCTCCAATACGCAGCCGTTCGGCAGTGTTAGTCCCAATGACTATCGGCTTATTGGTAAGGGTTCCAAGGAGGAAGCCATTAGAATCGGCACCGTCACTAAACAGACCGCTGTAGTTTGCTAATGTGATACCCCAAACCGCCACGGTGTTACCGCTGCTGTAGGTGCGGGCAAGGAGTGACGATGTGTTGTTGCCGGTGACTGCAAAGCCTGCGCTAGCGGTAGACGCAGACGACGAGTTTACAATGCTCAGGCCTAAGAAGGCGTTCTCACTACCGGAAACGCTTACAGCGCCTGTGGCGGCCGCTCTAAATCGGCTAACCCCCGCCACTTGCAAGTCCAGCAGGTTCCCCGCAAACCCACTCGCCGCATTGACGCCCAGGCCGGTGCCACTGGTGCTCCACGCCGTAGACGTGGTGCCCGCAGGCTCAATCAGGAGGTGGGGCTTGGTCGTTGTGGCACTGCCGCCTGTGAACCACGTCCCGGTGAAGGCTTTAGCCGGAGTACTGGCGATGCTGGTGAAGCTGTTCCGCATCCGACCCGCGCACGTCAGCGTCGTGCCGTCGTAGGTCAGCGTTGAGATGCCAGCAAACGCGCCTGCGTTGTTGTACTGAACCTCAGTGGTCGAGCCGCCGGGGGTGCCGCCAGGCGGCGCCGCAAACGTCCCATCAGCCCGCAAAAAGTTAGTCGTGCCGCCGCCAGAAGCTGGCACTAGGCCCGCGTTCGCGCTGGTGAACAACGGCAACGTGGCATCAGCTCCGGTGCTGCTGGCCAGCAGCCGCGTGCTGGCGGTGTAGCTCAGGTCAGTGGCGACGTTGACTTGAGCCCCGGCCTCAATCCCGTCCAGCTTTGCCTTGGCCGAGCTGGCCGCCCACCAGGCTGCGATCGCCTGGAACACGCGCTGAGCGGTCCACGCCCGGCGCGTGGTGGCTGTTCCTGCCTCGGCCTCGGCCTGGCTCACCGTCTCCGCTGTCCACTCCCGCGAGTCGGTGCCCTGGGCAGCCGTCGCATAGGCGGCATTGCCCTCAGCTGCGGTCAGGTATTGCGGGTGAGGATCGCCAGCCGCCGCGTGCGCAGCTACCGCAGACGTGATCGCAGCGCCCGCCAGGTCGGCAATCGCCTGGCTGCTGGCGTCCACCGTCACGCCGGCCTGATCCATCGGAACGCGCTCCGTCCCGTCCAGCGGGGTCGTGGCGTTCGGCAGCCCTGTGATCGTGGTGTCGGCCATGGCTATGAAACGAGGATTCGGTCGCCGTTCAGCGCAGTGAGCCGCAGCCCGCTGATGGTCGCGATGTAGTTGCCCAGCGACTGCTGGAGCGTGATCTCACAGAACACGCCGTCATCCACCAGGCGCACCTCGCGGACGGTGTAGGCGGTCCCGCCCACGGTGATGGAAGATCCCCACGCCAGGCCGCCGAACAGCGACGCCAGGCACCGCACCCGGTAGTCGGTGCTGATCACCATGCCGTCGAGGATCGCCTCCCCGGGCATGTCGAGAATCCCCATGCCAGAAACGGCGCCACTGGTGACAGTGACGCCGAACTCGGCCAGGAAGATTGCGGGATCTTCCGTGATCATCAGCCGTACTTTTTGAGGCCGATGGCGTTCACCACCATGTAGCTGGAGCCGGTGCCGGCGTCGCTGGTGATGCTGAACCGAACAAACGCCTTCAGAGCATCGGCGTTCAGGGTGATGACCTCTTTCGTGGCCGTGTTGCCGATCTGCGTGAAGCCGCCACCGGTGACAGCGGTATAGGTGCCGCCCAGGGTGTCGGAGTGCTCGATCCTGGCGTCGAAGGTGGCGCCGGAACCAGCAGCCGCAGCGTTGAGGATGAACTGAATGTCGCCCTCAATGTCGCTGATGTCGACACCGGTCTGGTCGCTGATCGCGGTGATGGTCGCCGCGCAGAGGGCGAAATGCTGGAGTTTCTCCAGCGTCTGAGCTCGAATGGCCATGGTCAGGTCTCGCGGGGTTTGCGGGTGCGAGGCTTGCGGGCCTCAGGCGCCGGCACCTCTGCCGGGGTGGACTGCTCGAGCTCCTGGGCCACCGGGGCATCGGCCGCAGGGGCCTGGGCCTCGCGCGCCTTGCCGCGCAGCACCAGATAGCGGGCGTCACGGTCGGCGGCATCCACCACGTCACCAGGCCGCACGGGGCGGCCGGCAATGGAGGTCTGCGCCAGGATCTCGAGCAGCATCAGATCACCTCAGGTCAGAGGGTGTTGTTGCCGCGGGTGAAGGATTCGGGGTGGCGAACTGCCACGTCCACATCCTGCAGAGCGGTCACACGCACGCCGCCGGACTTGTCCAGGGCGTAAGGGTTCACCAGCAGATCGAGGCCACCGAACAGGCCCACCATCAGCTGGGACCACACGCCGAAGAACACATCCCCGGTGGCCACCTGATTGGACCGTTGCACGGGGTAGCCGTTCACGGTGTTGCCAGGCTCGAGCACGAAAATCGCCTCGGTGCCGGCCTTGCTGGTGGTCTTAAACCCGCCGTAGATGGTGCTGTTGGTCAGATAGGCCATGCTGCCGATGTCGGCATTGTCCGCCGCCACCTTGGTCTCCATGCTCACCAGCTCGATGTAGGTCGGCTGGGCGGCGCCGAAATCTTCGGTGTTGATCCCGGTGACATTCTTGAGGCCCTGGGGCTGGTTGCTGGTGCCGGTGCCATAGAGGGCGGCCCGGTCAATCTCCAGCGCCAGCACGGTTGCCAGCTCGGTGCGAACCCATTGCTCAGCATCCACGGACGCTTGCATGATCAGGCGCCGGCTCAGCTCGGTGTAACCGCCCAGGGTCTTGGGCGAGAGGTTCACCTGATCCACGCTGGGGGTCGATTCGGTCACGTCGCCACCCTCCGCGACCCAGTAGGCCGTGGCCGCGCCGGTCTGGCGGGGGAAGGCCACCGGGCCGGTCAGGCCGGTCATGGTGGTGACGCCCAGGGAATCCAGGGCCATCCGGTTGCGGAGCAGCTCGATAAAGCTGTCGGCGCGGAAGTCCTGGGCGATCAGGTCGCCGGCTTGCGTGGGGCTGCCAGCGGTCAGGCCGCGGGTCAGGATCTGGTCGGGCACCATAAAGCCGCGGGCGCTCTTGCCGCTGGCCTTTTGGGTGGCCTCGCTCACCTCACGCTCGAACCCTGCAGCCTCCCAGGCCTCGCGGTCATTGGGGAAGGCCTGGGCGCGGATCGCGCGCAGGAAGCTGTAGCTGCGCACCTCCTTATCGGTCAGGCCGATGTCAGCGCTGCCGCCGATCGGCTGCGCAGCGGCCGCGGCCTTGGGGGTGGCGGGCTGCTTGCCGCGCTTCTCCAGCTCGTCGAGCACCTGGGCCCGGGCGTCGGACACGGCCACGCCGCGCTCAATCAGCTCCTGCGCCAGGTTCTCAACGCCATGGCGCCGGGTCATGCCGTGGATCTCAGCAACACGGGCGCGCTCGTCGGCCGCAGCCTGAGCCCGCACCGCCTCGAGGTCGAGGGTTTGGGTTTGATCTTCCATTGGGGGTAGGGAAGGGGTGGGGGTTGCCGCCGCGGGGGCGGCTGCTGCGCCGGGCTCGAGGCTGCGCCCGATCCCAACTGTTGGATCCGCTGGCACGCTCACCACCGACACCTCATGGGGCTGCCATGAGGTCGCGATGATCTGGCCATCAGCTCCGGGGCTGGCTTCTCTGATCGCGTAACCGACCGAGACGTTGCGCAATATGCCGTCCGTGATGTCGGCAACGATCTGCTGCGCCAGCTCATTGCGGGAGAACCGAACGCGGGCCATGCCGCGCGCCTTCTCACCGTCAACCCAGGCACGCTCCACCACGCCGATAACGGCGCCGGGGTCGTGGTTCCACAGCACCGGGGCGCCGTCGTTGAGGCGGTCGAGATTCACGGCGTCGGCCTGATGGCTGAGCACCTCCGAACCGAACCACCGCTCGACGGGGAGCTCCGAGCTGAATGGAAACTCCAGCGTGCGATCTTCACCCAGCGCGCGGAACTCCACCGCCTGATGGCGGCGTAGCTCCTGCCCGGTTACATCACGCGCCAGATCCATCGGATACCTGGGGGTCTGCAGCCATGCTACCGGAGCTGTCAGTCTCCGCAGGCGTAGAGGAATCGGCCGCAGGATCCCCTGAGCTGTCGACCTGGCCGGTGGCCACCGCCTGGCTGATACCGGCGCCCGTGGTGACGCGCGGGTCAGTGTCGAATACCAGGCCCAGCTCATCACACTGCGCCAGCTCCGCGGCCCGGGCCTGCAGCAGCTCCTGGTAGTCGCCGCCGCGCGAGGCCACCACTTCGGAATGGCTCATGAAGCCGTCCCGCACTGCTGCCCGGTAGGCCGCCCCTTCCTTCTGCGGGTCGACAAAATCCCAGCCCCTGGGCACGAACCGCACCGCCTCCTCGTACCGTTCGGGCGCTGCGTCGTACCCGGGCAGGGTCAGCTCGCCGGCGGCCACCGCGGCCCGCAGCCAGGCGCGGAACACTCGCGAATGAAGCTCGCGAATGAGGTATTGCTGCAGGCTGCGCCAGTGCTCGCGCTCAGCCAGCAGCGAGAGGCGGCTGCTGCTGTAGTTGGTCTGGCTGTAGTCGTTGCTGATCGATTCGTAGGACACGCCCAGGCCGGTGGCCATGGCGCGCAGCATCACCCGCACGAACGGCTCGAACTGCCCATCGGGCGCGTTGAGGTCCGGCACCGTGATGGCCTGCCCTGGAAACAGGGTCTTGATCACCCCGGGCTCGAACTGGCTCACGTATTCGCCTTCGATCTCCTCGCCCAGCGTCTCCCCAGCCAGCTCCCCGTCCGTGGTCACGAATCCCATCAGGCTGGCCGATGCCCGGGCCCGCACCACCTCGGCCTCCGAGTAACCGGCGAGCTGATGCAACTGTTTGATCGCTGAGGCGAACCACGAAACGCCACGGGTCTGTGACGGGCGCTCAAGGATGGCCAGGTGGATCACCTGCTCCGCGGGCACCAGTACGTGGCGCCGCCCGATCGGCCCGCCCCGCCGGTCGCCGGGGTGATGGGTCAGGAAGGCATACTCCAGCGGCCGGCCCCAATCGTCGACGTGGACGCCCATGCGCCACGATCCGCCGGCCAGCTGGCCAGGAATCCCGCCGGCCCCATCTACCGTTTCATCCAGCAGATCGGCCTCGAGCACCTCGAGGGCCAGCTGCGCCCGGCCGCCGCCGAACGCCTGCGGCACCATGCGCACGAACACCTCGCCGGCCTCGGCGCAGGCACCGATCGCCAACCGTTCAATGTCCGGCCAGCTCAGCCGGCCAGCCGTGTGGCAGGTCTCGGCCCTGCCCCACCGGGCCCAGGCCGCTTCGATCCTGTCGTTCGTCGCCTGATCCAGCCGGCCGCGGCCCCGCAGCATCGGCACCTGGGCCTGCAGCTTGATGCCGGTTCCCACCACGTTGTCGCGCACCGCCCGCACTGCGGCCCGGGCGTAGTCGTTGTCGCGGACCAGCTGACGCGCGCGATCGCGCAGCCGCACCAGGCTGGCCGCGATCTCGGCGTCCGCGCTGGTGGAGCTCGTCACCCAATCGGCCGTCAGCCGCCCCACCTGGGCGCCCTGATAGATCCGCCGGCCGCGCCGGGGGCGGCGCGTTGTCGGGGTCGCCTCGACGGCATGGGGCGTTGCTTTCTTGCGGGCCATCAGCTGAACCTCACGAACACGTTTCGCCCATCAGCCCGGCCATTGGCCAGGGCCGCCGCGGCCTGCTCCCGGGCCACGATCCCCCGCAGCTGCGACTCGCGCGCGGTCAGCCGCCCCAGGTCGAGGGCTGTGTAGCTGCGCGACCCGATCGCATAGCTCTGCGCCCCCTTTGTGATCAGCGCGCGGATGGCGGCCCGCACCTCGGCCAGCTCCACCTCGGCCGCGCTGCGACCGTCGAAGGCGCCGGGGGTGCCGGTGTAGGCCAGGTCAGCCAGCACCGTCACACTTGAGGCGGCCAGCGTGAGCCGCTCGGCCCCCTGCGTCGCCACCACCTGGGCCACCCATGCCCCGGCATCCATCGTGGCGCTGGTGGTGGCGCTGATGGTGAAGTCCCACCCGCCGTCGCTGCGGGCCGCCCCGGTCACGGTGATTCCCTCGGCCGCCTTGTTGAACCGCAGATAGGCGGTCGCGGTCCAGGTGCTGGAATCCACCACCTCCCCGGCCCCGTCGACGCCAGGCGGCTCGATCCAAACGATCGTGTCGCCGGCTCTAATCGTGCTTGGCACCGCCATCGGCCCGCTTAATCCGCCTTCGCCTCAGTCTACGGAGGCCTAGGAAGGGCTCACCAGCCGCTCACGAATGACTGCCCTCCCCTTGCCGGCCGCTGCCGCCGCCTGGCCGGGGGCTCCGCTGCTGGTGCCGGCGCCGGGGGCAGCTGCTGACGCTGGGCCACCTGGGCCTCCAGCTGGTCCCACATCTTTGCCCGGTTGTAGCGGCGGCCCGTCAGCTGCAGGGCGGCGTAGGCGTAGACCGCGCAATCGAGGGCCTCGTTTCGATCGCCCGGCCGCTTCACCCACTCCCGCACAGGGAAGCCGCGCAGGTTGCGCACCTGAACCTTTTCCGCGGTCAGCTGGCGGAAATACTCATCGTCGGCCGCCTGCCCGAAGTGCAGGAACCCGGGGCCCGGGGTGCCATGCCTCAGCCGCCCGTAGAGCGTGGTTTTGATCGCGTCGCCGCCGACCATGAACAGCAGCACGCCGCGCTTGAGCACCCGGCCCCGCTGGTTCACGTCGACCGCCCGGCCCTTCCCCAGCACCGGGGCGCCCTTCACGTTGGCCCCCTTGATCGGCACCACCCCCCAGCCCTTCCGCTCGCGGCAGTAGCCGTACACCTCATGGGTGGCGTGACCACCAGAGTCGACCGCCGCCTGGCTGATCCTGAGCTCACCGCCGCCGGCCCGGGGCCAGCTGGTCTGCAGCACGCTGTCGAGCTGCTCCCACACCTCCGCCCGGGTCGGGTCGCCGTGGATCTCCCCATGCCAGATCAGCCAAGCCTCTTCGCCCCGGCCCCAGCCCCAAACGCTCACCGCCAGGCGCTCACCGATCGAGCCGCCGCCGCCCTGCACGTCGACGCCAGCCGTCAGCAGCAGCACGCCCTCAGGGCACACGCCTGATCCGTAATCCTCCCGCCGGGCCATGAGGGCCTCGGGGGTTTGCTTCGTGGCGTAGTCCTCCTCGAACGTCTCGCCCAGAACCACGTTCACGAACGTGCGCAGCTGGTCGCGGTCCTCCTTCACCTCGAGGAACTCCCTCACCAGCTGCTCCCATGTGCTGTTCGGGCTGTAGCCGTAGCCAGCCCAAATGTGGTAGCTGCGCAGGCCCGGCCGGCTGGGGGTGGCCGTGGGCCGCCACTCGCCCCGCTCGATCATCCAGCGTTTCGAGCTGTGGGGGATCAGGGCCGCGCAGTTCTCACACTCGTAGGCCGCCGTTTCCGGTCGGTCGGGTTCCCACTTCATCTGGCCCCAGCGGAGCACCTGATGGGCGCCACACTCGGGGCATGGCACGAAATACCTGCGCTGATCGCCCTGCTGAAACCACCGTTCAATCCGGCTGAAGTCTTTCGTCGTCGGTGTAGACGCTAGTCCTATCTTCCGGTTCCAATAGTATTCGCTCCGCTTGATGCCCAGCTTGATCTGATCGCCCTCTGCCGTGCTCGCGGGGTAGGCGTCCACTTCATCGAACAGCACCACGCGCCGGCTGACGCGCCGGAACCCGCGGGGGCTGTTGGCGCCCACCATCTGCAACGTCCCGCCCGGGAAGGTCTTCAGCAGCACGGTCGCGCTGTTGGTCTTCTCCTTCCGGCTGTCGTTCACCAGGCCCCGCAGGGCCGGCACGTCCCGCAGCATCGGGGCGATCTCGTCTTTGCTGTAGCCCTCGGCGTCCTCCACCGCCGGCTGCACGACCAGAATCGTGGTCGGATCCTGGGCCATGTGAAAGGCCACCACGATGTTGAACAACTTTGTGGCCCCGACCCTGGCGGACTTCTGCCACACCACCGTGTCGACGGTGGGGTCGCTGAAGCTGTCGAGGATCTCCCGCTGATAGGGGAGCGTCGTCCACTGCCCGGCCACCGCGGCGCTCTCGGCTGACAACCGAAAGTGGCGGTCGGCCCACTCGCTCAGGCTCAGCTTTGGCGGCGGCTGCAGCACCGCCAGGGCCTCATTGATCAGGCGCAGATCAGTCATCACCCACCACCGGCAGGCCGTCTGACTCGATCCCGGCCGCCAGCTCCTCGAGCTGCTGCCTGATTAGCTGCTCTGTCGTGTCGACATCCTCCGGGGATAGGTGCGGGATCCGATCCCGCAGCGTCGACGGCAGCCCCAGCAGGCCGCCCCGCAGAATCCCCATCAGCCGCGCCAGCGATCGGCCCACCGCTTCCCGCTCGATCAGCTCGCCCTCTCGCCGCTTGCGCTCCAGCTCGGCGAGGTTCGCCTTCTCGAACTCATGGCGGGCGCGGCTCTCGTTGTAGTCCGGCACCTGGGCGTCGGTGGCCGGCAGCCGGGGAGGCAGTGGTGGTGGAGCAGCTGGGGCAGGGGCGCCGGGCTCAGGCTTGCGCGCCTTCCGCCGGTTGGTGCGGGCCCATGCCTCCTCGATCCCGTCACGCTCCACCATCCACCGGAGCATCCCGTTGGCCTTCGGGTACTGCGCAGCACCAGGCAGCCGGCCCTCCCG